CCGTCGATGCCTCGTGTTTGATCAACGGCGCCCGTATCGCGATGACGAAAAACGCCGCCGACTCGACGACGAAACTGTGCGGGACGATCCGCCCCGGCAAGATCGACTACACCTATGAACTGACCGGCAACGTCGATACCGACATTGCGACCGACGCGGGTCTGTTCGCCCTCTCGCAGTCCGCGGCCGGGCAGGAGCAGCCGTTTACGTTCACGCCGAACACCGAGGCCGGGACCTCGGCGGCCGGGACGCTCATCCTCGACCCGCTCGATTTCGGCGCCGACGAGTACGGCGCCGACCTCACGAGCGATTTCGCGTTCACCATCGTCGGCACGCCGACCTACACCTATCCGGCCGCGGGCGACGCCCTGGCCGACGCGATCGCGTCGTGACGGCTCACGTCTCGGGCGTCACGGTCGAGGTCGAGGGCGCGAAAGAGTTGCGGCGCACCATGAAACGGGCCGGGCTCGACCTCGGCGATTTCGCCGACGCGCACGCCGCCGCCGCCTCGATCGTCGCGGCCGAGGCGCCCGCGTGGATCCGCTCGCGCTCGGGCCGCCTCGCCGGGTCGATCCGCCCCGGGCATGCCAAGACGTCGGCGACGATCCGCGCCGGCGGCGCCCGGATCCGTTACGCCGGGCCGCACGAGTGGGGATGGCCCGCCCGGCACATGGCCGCGCACCCGTTCCTCACGACGTCGGCGTCGACGACCGAGCCCGCGTGGACCGAGGTCTATATGGCCCGGCTCGACGCCGTGATCGCCAAGATCAGGGGCAAGTGATGGGCACCGTCAAACTCTCGACGCCGCGGCTGCGCGTCGTGCTGCACGAGGACGACAACGACGCGATCGACGTCCAGACGATCAACGCCGATCTCGTCCTCGCCGAGTTGACCGGCCGTAAACACAAGTGGGGCGCCCTGGCCGAGTCCCCGCTGACCTACTCGACGTTTCTGGCGTGGGCCGCGCTGCGCCGACGTCGGCTGATCGACCCGGCCGTGACGTTCGAGGCGTTCTCGACGACGTGCGCGTCGATCGAGACCGTCGACGACGACGACGAGGAGGCCGACACCCGCCCTACCGGGCCGGATCCCGGATCCGGCTGATATGCGAGATCGCCGTCGCGACCGGGACGGTACCCGATCAGTGGTTTGACACTGACGACGCCGTGCTAGCGACCGTGATCGACGTGATCCGCGACGCAAACGACGAGAGGATGAGCCGCCGTGTCCGGTAAGTCCGCGATTCTCGCCGTCAAGATCATCACTGACGCCTCGAAAGGGTCCAAGGGTCTCGACGAGGCCGCGGGCAAGGTCGGCAAATTTCAATCGGCGATGGGCAAGGCCGCCGCGCCCGCCGCCGCCGTCCTCGGCGGGCTCGTCGCGCTCGGCAAGGGCGCCCTCGACGCCGCGTCCGAGACCGAACAAGCGATGGGCGCCGTTCAATCCGTGTTCGGCAAGTCCGCCGACAAGATCACGGCGTGGGCCGACAACTCGGCGAAAGCCGTTGGGCTGTCTAAGACTCAGTACGGCAACCTCGCCGCCCTGATCGGGGCGCAGTTGAAAAACCTCGGCGTGCCGCTCGACGCCGCCGCCGAGTCGACCAACGGGCTGATCACCCTCGGCGCCGACCTGGCCGCGACGTTCGGCGGGACGACCGCCGACGCGGTCTCGGCCCTCTCGTCGGCGCTCAAGGGCGAGGCCGATCCCGCCGAGCGGTACGGGCTCGCCCTCAATCAGACGGCGGTCAACGCCTATCTCGCCGCCAAGGGTCAGGACAAACTCACCGGCGCCGCGGCCTCGCAAGCCAAGGCCGCCGCGATCGTCGCAATGGCGACCGAGCAAGCCGCGGGCGCCGTCGGGCAGTTCGCCCGCGAGTCGGACACGGCCGCGGGATCCGCCGAGATCGCTAAGGCGCAGTTCGCCAACGTCACGAGCGAACTCGGCGCCGCTCTGCTGCCCGCCGCCGTCGCCGTGGCGCAAGCGCTCTCGGTCGTCGCCGGGTGGATGCAAAAAAACTCGGCCGTGACCAAGATCCTGATCGGCGTCGTCGCGACCCTCGCCGGGTTGATCCTGCTGTACAACGCCTATCTCAAGGTGACGGCGATCGTGTCTAAGGCCGCATGGCTCGCGAGCCTCGGCCCGATCGGGCTCGTGATCGCCGCCGTGATCGCGATCGTCGCCGTGATCGTCGTCCTGTGGAACAAGTGCAAATGGTTCCGCGACGCCGTGACCGCGGCGTGGTCGGCGATCCGTCAGGCCGCCGAGGTCGCGTGGCGGGCGGTCTCGTCGGCGATCCTGGCCGTCGTCTCGGCCGTCGTCTCGGCGTGGCAAAAAACGGTCGGCGTGATAACCGCTGTCTGGCAAGGGATCTCGTCGGCGGCGTCGGCGATCTGGGCGGCGATCTCGACCGTGATCCGCGCCGTCACTGACGCCGTCGTCAAGGCGTGGCAGGCGTGCGCGACCGCGGTCAAGGCGATCTGGTCCGGGATCGAGGCCGCCGCCCGGGTCTCGTGGGGCGCCGTGACGGGCGTCGTCCAAGGGATCGTTAACGCGATCGTCGCGATCTGGCAGGGCATCGTTTCGACGGTCTCCGGTATCTGGCACTCGATCACGTCGGCCGTGACCTCGGCCCTCGAACCCATCCGCTCAGTGATCCAAGGGATCCGCGACGCTTGGGACTCGACCGTCGGCAAGATCAGCGACGGGATCAGCAAGGTATCAGGGTGGCTCGGCGGGATCGCCGACAAACTCGGCGGCCTCGGCGCCAAGATCGGCAAGGTCGCCTCTGGCGCCCTCTCGGTCGTCACCCCCGGCTCGGTCGTCGTGTCCTCGCCGACCCTGCTCGGCCGCGGCGCAGCCGTGCCGCTCGGCGGGCCGACCCGCTCGACGCCGACCGGCTCGGGCGGTCAGGTCGTCAACCTGACGATCAACGGCGCGATCGACGCCGACGGCACGGCCCGCACCGTGACCCGCGTCCTCTCGGCCCGCGTGCGCCGGGTCGGCCCGATCCGCCTCGGCGGGGTCCTGGCATGACCGCCCCCGCGTTCACCCCGCCGACCCCGGTCCGCTGCGCCGTGCGGATCCAAGGGCAGACGATCGCCGACGGATCCGACCCCGCCTCGACCGAGCCGACGGCCCTCTCGGGTCTGCGGATCACGTGGGGACGCGGGACGACCGTCGATCAGCCCGACTCGGCGTCGGTCTCGTTCGAGGTCGAGGACAAGTCGGGTAACCGGACGTTCGCCCGGCTCGCCTCGCTCGGCCGGATCGTCGAGGTCACGGCGACCGGCACGACGTACTCGGCCGACACGGCGCCGACGTTCCTCGACCCGGGTTTCGAGGCCGCCCCGATCGGCCCGGCCGGGCCGCGTGCCCGGGCCGACGCCTCGACGGCCGCGACGATCGAGGCCGGGCCGACCGGGCACCGTCTGCGGGTGGCGCAGCGGCCCGGGCAGACCGGCAACACGGGCGGCGTCCTCATTCCCCCGGCGCCGTTCGGCGACCCGTCGGATCCGACGTCATGGGACGCGATCCCGGTCGCTCAGCCCGGGCAGCCGTGGCACGTCACGATCCCCGCGATCACCCGGGCGCCCGGATCCCGCCTCTACGCCTACGCGGCGCAACTCGCGAGCCCGTGGGATCCGAACCCGCCGCGTCAGTTGATCGGCGAGATCCCGCCCGCCCTGGCCGACTGGACCGCGACCTACACGCCGACCCGGCCCGGGACCTGGCAGGGTCTCTACGTCACGGGCAACCCGGCCGGGTGGCGATGGATCGACGTCGCGCCGGCGGTCACGTGGCAGACCCTCGACCCCGCGTTGACGTGGCAGGACGCGGGCGGTTTCACCCTCGACGGCGCCGACATTGCGCACCCGGCCGGGTCTCTCGACCGGACCGTGCTCGCATTCGTCGGCCGGATCACCGACGCCGAGGCTCATTGGGACGAGGGCGTCGGCGCGTGCGTCGTCAGCGTGACCGCGGCCGACAACGCCGCCGAACTCGCCAACCGTGACGTCGGCGCCGAGCCGTGGCCGATGGAAACCCTCGCCGCCCGGGCCGCCCGGATCCTGACCGCCTCGGGTGCGCAGGGCGTGACCCTCTACGTCGACGACGCCCCCGGCGCCTACCTCGTGGGCCGCGTCGACGTCGACCGCCAACAGGTCTACCCGATGCTCGCCGACCTCGCGACGACCGCCGACGCGGTCCTCTGGTCGGCCGGGCACTCGACGACGGGCGCCTATCTGCGGATCGAGGATCCGCACAACCGGCCCCCGCTCGCGGTCCTGATCGACGAGGGCGGCGTGATCGTGATCGGCTCGGCGACCGCGTCCTCGACGGTCCTCTCGGCGTGCGATTTCGACCTCGACCCCGTGCGCTATCTACAGACCAACAGCGATATCGCGACCCGCTCGGTCGTCTATTGGCAAGATCAGACCGGCGACCCGGATCCGGTCGAGCGCTCGGCGATGGTCGTCGACGACGAGGCCGAGGCGCCCGACGGCCCGTGGGGCGTGCGCCGGGTCAGCGTGACCTCACAACTCGTCAACGAGCCCGACGCCCTGGCCGTGGGCGGCGCCGTGCTCCGACGCCTCGGGCCGCCCTCGGGCGCCGATCCCGAGTCGGCCGGGTGGCGGATCGCCGGTCTGACCTACCGGGTCGAGCCCGACGCCGACACGGCGGCCGTCGACACGGCCCTCGCCCTGCTCGACGACACGACCCGGATCGGCCGATCCGTCACCGTGACGGATCTACCCGCGTGGTCGCCGATCCCGGGCCGGGCCGCGGGATACCTAGAGGGCGGCGTCTATCAGTTCACGGGCGGGGCGTGGTCTCTCGATCTGCTGATCTCGTCGGCGACCGGGCTCGGCGCCTCGGCCGCGTGGATCGACCTCGACCCGTCGTGGCAATGGCAGCAATTCGACCCCGGGATCCGGTGGATCGACCTACTCGGCGTAGGCGTCGAGACCGACAGTGAGAGGGCAGCATGACGACGACCGAGATCCCGACGCCCGGGCGTGCGTTCCTCGACGGGCTCGGCCGCGACCCTGACCGTTTCGATCAACTCGTCGCCGACTACCTCGACGGCCGGGCGGGCTCGACGACGCCGCTCGGGCTGCCCTACCCGGTACCGACCGACCCGGTCGCTCAGGGCGCCTCGGCGATCCAAGCGCTCGCGACCGCCCTCGATCCGAAAGTCAACAACACCCTCGCCGTGCAACAGTCCTCGGCGTTGCTGGCCGCCTACCCGCAAGGCGTCTCGCTGTTCTCGCTCACCGGGACGCAAGCCGCGGCCGACCCCGGGTGGCCGTTCGGCGTGTCCTCTCACGTCTGGACGCTCAAAGCCGCAAGCGACCGGGCCGTGCAGTTCTGGTTCCGCAACAGCGCCACACAGGCCGAGGCGTGGATGCGCGTCGTCGGGGCGTCGAGTAACAGCCCGTGGGCTCGGGTGGCGGGGGATACCTACCGGATCGCCTCGGCGTCGGCGACCCTCAACCTCTCGGACTCGACCTACACCCTGATTTCGTGGGCGAGCACCGATAGCAACAACGGCGATATCGCCCTCGCGTCAAACGCTTTCACGACGCCGACGGCCGGGCTGTACGCGATCACGGCGTTTGCATTGTTCGGCGGGGGAGGCTCGGCCGCGGCCCCCTACTGTCTGCTCGGGCTCGGCCCGGGCGGGTCGTCGAGCCCCGATAATTCCTATCGGCAGGCGATCCCGAGCGCCGGGGGGACGGGCGCCGTGCAGATCGCCGGGTCGTGGGAGCGGCCGATGGCCGCGGGCGAGTCGGTCTCGCTGTACGGCTACCAGAACAGCGGCGCCGTCAAGGCCGTGACCTACCGGCGGATAACCGTCCGCCGGGTCGGCAACAAGTGGTGAAAGGACACCCGTCATGGCCTATTGGGATATCGCGACGATGAGCGCCGACACCGATCTGACCGCCCGGGTCTCGGCGTCCGCGGCGCAGGAGGGCAAGCCCGACCCGCGTAACTGGGCGGCCGACAATATGCTCGTGCTCGCGGCGTCGCCCGGGTGGTCCGAGGCGTGGGCGTCCGCCCTGGCGGGTGGCAACGAGGCGCCGGGCCGGGATCCGGCCGTGATCACCGACGGGATGATCCTCGCCGCCGTGCAAGCCTCGGCGGCGTAGGGCGCCGTGTCGGCCCTCGCCGACGGCGGGATCGCCGCCGCGACGGCCGTCGGTTTCGTTGTCGTCGGCCGGATCCTCTACCGCATGAGCCGCACCGTTACGACACTGCGCGAACGGGTCGCCCGACTAGAGGGCGGTCACCATCACCGAGAGGACGACACCGAATGAGCGATGACACCGAGGGCGGGCGCGATCCCGTGTTGCGTTCGCTGCTCGTCGACAAACTCGCCGAGGGCGTTCACGAGGGCATGCGGCGTTACGCCGCGGGCCGCGGGCTGCCCGTCATACCGCCGTGGGAGGACGTCGACGACGACGCCCGCAACCTCGCCCGGGCCGCCGTGCTGCGCATATTCACACACCTAGCCGTCACGATCGACGAGTTACGGGCCGAGGTCGGGCCGTGACGTCGTCCTATAACGGGTGGCCCGCCTCGTCGGATCCGGCCGCGATCGGGATCGACCGCGATTTCGCCGTCTCGGGCGTCGAGTTCCCGGGCGGCGTTCGCGCCGGCGACGTCGCGACGGTCCTCGGCTACGTGATCCGGCAGATCGACGCCCGCGTCGAGGCTCTGGTGCCCGGGTGGTGCTGGGGATATGAGTATCGGGCGAACGTCAACAACCCGTCGACGATGAGTTGCCACGCGAGCGGGACCGCGGTCGATTACAACGCCCCGAATCACCCGAACGGCACGAGCACCGGGTCGGGTGGCGGGGGAGGGTGGACGGGCGATCAGTACGCCGAGATCAACCGGATACTCGCCGAGGTCGATCACGCCGTCGACTGGCTCACGAGCAACGACCCGATGCATTTCGAGATCGACGCCGACGCGGCCGAGCTGGCCCGCGTCGCCGCCTCACTACCCGGAAACGAGGACGAGATGGCCCTATCCGACGACGACAAGGCGTGGATCAAACAAACGATCACCGATGCGCTGATCAAGACCGAGTCGGTCTCGACCGACGACGCCGCGGCCGAGGGCAACCCGAACAAATACACGATCGCGGGCGGGATCGCCCGGGCTATCCGGCTGACCTCGTTGTCATACAACGAGCAGACCGGCAACCCGGACCGCTGACCGCGCCGCGCCCATACGATCACACCGGGCCGCCCCCGATCGTGGCCCTACGGCGATCCTGCGGCGTCCCGTGAGCGTTTCTCGCCCTCGGCTGCTCGATCTGTACTGCTGCGCCGGGGGCGCCGCGGCCGGGTACGCCCTGGCCGGGTTCGACGTGTTCGGCGTCGATATCGCCGCTCAGCCGCGATATCCGTACCCGTTCGCCCTGGCCGACGCGATCGCCTACGCGGCCGAGCACGGGCACGGGTTCGACGCGATCCACGCGAGCCCGCCGTGTCAGGCGTACTCGGCGGCCCGGGTGTTCCATCCCGGCCGCGAGCATCCCGACCTCGTCGACGACACCCGGGCGGCCCTGATCGCGACCGGGCGGCCGTGGGTTATCGAGAATGTCGTCGGCTCGCCGCTGATCAATCCCGTGATGCTCTGCGGCTCGATGTTCGGGCTCGCCGCCGACTGCCGCGACGGGCGCCGTCGAGGGCTGCGCCGTCACCGGCTGTTCGAGGTCTCCCGCGGCGTCGACCTCTGGCCGCCCTACACGTGTGATCACCGTCTGCCCTCGCTCAGCGTCTATGGGCACGGCGGGGGCGCCCGGCCCGTCTACTCGACGGTCCGCGGCGCCAGTTATACCGCGCCGGCGGGGGAGGCCGCGACGGCGCTCGGTATCGGATGGATGAACCGGCAAGAGTTGGCGCAGGCGATCCCGCCCGCCTACACGGCGCACGTCGGCGCCGCTCTGCTCGCCGCCCTGGCCGACGTCACTGCGGCGAACGGGTGACGCGCCGAGCGGGATCACTTACCGGGCGCACCGGCTCACGCTGCGCTACGGTCTGTCGCTATGACGGCGTCTCACTCGATCGAGTCGCGGCGACTGACCGCGGCGATCGTCAACGACCGACGGGATCGGCTCGCGGCGTGCCGGGCCGAGATCAAACGGGTTAGCACCCTGACCGCCGACCTCGCTGCGGCGAATCTGCGCGGCGAGGTCCCCGATCCCACGATCGCCGCGGCGATCATCGGGCACGCGACGACGCTACTCATGTTGAGCGGGGGCGACCGAGGGTGAGCCCGCCCGCCTACCCTCGGCCGCGTCCCCGCAAGTGCAACGAGCCGACGCCCTCGGCCGCGCCGATCCTGGCCCGCTGTAGCCTGCCCGCCGATCACACGATGCCCGAGCATCACGCGGGCACTCAGACCCTCGTCGTGCGTTGGCCCGTCAAGTGAGCCCGAGCCCGGCGCCGATCGAGGGCGGGTTTCATACCGTCGTGCTGCGCTGCCCGGCCTGCGGCGAGCGGGCCGACGTCGCGGTCTATATCGCCGCCAAACTCGTTGTCGACGAGAAGGATTCGGCCCTACACCCGGCCGTCAAGTCCAAGGGCGTCGATCACAAGTGCGGGCAGATCCGCCTACCGGATCCGCCCGACGACGAGGACGAGGTCGGCACCCGGCCCCTCGACTACGCCGAACTCGCAGCGGGGGAGGGCGTCGACCGTGATCGTTGACCGGCCCGACGCCGTCCTGATCTGCACGCCCGTCGTGTTCGGCGAGGTCCCCGTCGAGGGCTCGACGATCACTCAGTGCGCCCTGTGCGACGCCAACCTGTGGCTCTCGCCCGAGTCGCCCGCGATGGTCTGTGACCGGATCGCGGGGGAGGGCGCCCCGGTCGGGTCGATCGTGATGATCGCGACGGTCTGCCCGGACTGTCTGCCCGACCTCGCCCGGATCCTCGCGTGGCCCGCGTGAGGCCGCCCGGCGCGGTCGAGCCGATCCCGTGGGCGACCCTCGTCACGATCGCCGAGGCGATCGGCTATGACCCGACCGACGTCGTCGTGATCACCATGACCCGGGATCTCGTCGAGGTCGAGGTCGCGAGCGGATGGATCGCACGGCACCCCGTGACGCATCCGCCGACCCCGCCGACCGAGGTCTCGGGCGACCCGCCCGAGAGTTGAAACGGCCCGCCTCGATATGCGCTCACAACGCACGAGGCGGGCCGCTTACTAGGTCTCTGAATCCCGAGGGCGACGATAGCGGATCCGCCCGGATCCCGCTCGTCGACACGCCCTCGCCCGACACCGAGGGCAAACAACATGAGCGCATCACCCGATCAGCGAGCAACGCTCGACGCCGAACTCGCCCGCCGTCACGCCGTCATGCGGCGATGGTCCGCCGCCGACGGCCCGACCCTGCACGCGATCGTCAGGGCCGAGGTCCGCATGACCTACCTCGCCGAGCCCGACCCCTGGCGCCGCGAGCCGCACGCCGTCGTCAACGCGGCGACCTCGATCCTCGGGCTCGTCGTCGAGGCGCCGACGACCCTCCCGATGATCGGCGTCGACGAGATGATCGAGGCGACCGGCGCCCCGCGATCGACGGTCAAGAGGGCGACCCGTTGGCTGCGCCGCGCCGGGCTGCTGCTGCGCCCCCGACGCGGGACCAAGGGCAACGGGTACTCGGTGTGGAAGATCCCGCAACTGTTGGCCCGCCGTCTGCACGATCGGTTCAAGGCCGCCCGCCTCGCCCGATCCCGCGACGGCTACGCGAGACACCGTGCGTCCCAACGACAACCCTCTCAATGGCTCACGAGGGGACAAGTAGTGCCGCCCGTGTCCGCCCTGCGGGCGTGGTCACCCGCGGATCCGCCTCCCGATCCGGTCTCGGCCGACCGTCTGGCCGAGATCAGGGCGCAGCGTGACCGCCTCATGGGATGGAAACGCTAGCGACGACGGTCGCAAGCGACCGGCTCACCCTCGCCCGCTGCGCGATAGCCTGCCCTCGTGCCCTACCGCACACCCTCGGGCGAGCCGCCGTGGGCCGGGCCGCGGGCGCAGCGGTTGGCCGCGATGGTGCTGGCCCGCGACGGCTACCGCTGCCGCATGACCGGACCCGACGGGCTGCCCTGCCGCGCACCCGCGACGACCGCCGACCACGTGATCCCGATCGCCGAGGGCGGCGCCGTATGGGATCCCGCGAACCTGCGGGCAGCATGCGGACCGCACAACTACGGCGCAGGCGCACGGCTGCGCAACGAGCGGGCAGCACGACGCCCGACCGCTGCGCCGTCGAGGGCATGGTGACCCGACCGCGTCCATCGTCGCGGCGTTTTAGTCACCCGATCGCCAGAACATCCCGCGCCCCTACCGATTCCCCCCCCGTCCGGCCCTATAAAACGGGCCGCGACCGGATCGGCCCGGCCGTCGCCGGATCGACCTAGACTCGGCCGATGATCACCGACGCGACCGACGCCCCGGCGCTGTTCGAGGTCAGACGGCGCGAGCCGATCGTCGAGCCCGCCCTACTGGCGCAGTTCGAGGCGTGGCAGGCCCAAGGGCGGGCCGTCGGCCCGCTCAACCGGGCCGTGTTGCTCGCCGAGGCGAGGGCGATCGACTCGGCCGAACGGTCGACCGCGGTCACGGGCGGGGTCCGCGTGCTCGTCGAGGCCCTGCAGGTGCTGCGCCTCGTCGACGACACCCCGCCCCCGGTCGTCGACGAGTTGACGACGTTTCTGATCGCCGCCCGCGACGGCGCCTCGGCGCAGCATGGCCCCGGGTGAGCCTCGGCTGATCTCGCCGCGGCGCCCGGGCTCGACGACCGACGGCCCCGCGATCGGCCGACTGTCCTCGGGTCTGCTCGTCCCGTTCATCCCGTGGCAGCACGAGGCCGCCGACCTGATCGGCGAGACCGACCCGGCGACCGGGCTGCGCACCCGGCGCCGCGTCGTCCTGACCGTGCAGCGGCAGGCCGGTAAGACCGAACTCGTCAAGGCCGTGATGCTCGACCGGGCGTTGCTGCGGCGCCCGTCTCAACGGATTTGGTACACGGCGCAGTCGGGTCTGTACGCCCGCGATAAGTGGGCCGCCCTGGCGACGGCGATCACGGCGCCGGGATCCCCGCTCGCCGGGTACGTCGCGATCCGGTGGTCTAAGGGCGACGAGTGTGCGACGTTCCCGAACGGCTCGACGATCCGCCCGTTTCCGCCGACCCGCGACGCCCTGCACTCCCAGCAAGGCGACCTGATCGTCGTCGACGAGTGTTGGGTACACGACCCGATCCGCGGCGCCGAACTCATGCAAGCGATCAGCCCGATCATGGCGACCCGGCCCGGGGCGCAACTGATCCTCTGCTCGACGATGGGCACGGCGGCCTCGACGTGGTGGCACGGGTGGATCGACCTCGGCCGCAAGGCCGACCCCGCCGTGACGATGATCGAGTACGGGATCGGCGACGACGCCGACCCGGACGACCTCGACGCCGTCCTCGGGGCGCACCCGGGCGTCGCGGGCGGGCTGATCGGCGCCGACTACGTGATCGGCGAGCGGGCCGTGCTCAGCCGCAACGAGTTCGCCCGGGCATACGGCAACGCCCGGACCGCCTCCGATGAGCGCTATATCGACCGGATCGTGTGGAACGCCGCGGCGACCGACGACGCGCCGGCGGCCGGGATCCCGTTCGCCCTGGCGGGCGCCGTCGCCGCGGATCGGTCCCGCTCGGCGATCGTCGCGTGCGCCGAGGGCGTCGCCGAGGTGATCGAGTCGGCCCCGGGCGTCGACTGGTGCGGTCCCCGCCTCGTCGAGCTCGTCCGCAAGTGGCGGCCCCCGGCCGTCGACGTGCACCGGGCCGGGCCGTCGGGCACGCTGCGCGACGACCTGATCAGGGCCGGGATCACCCCCGCCGACACGCCGACCGTCGACTACGCGACCGCGTGCGTCGGTCTGCTCGACCGGCTGCGGTCGGGCTCGCTGCGCTACCGGGTGCACGCCGCCCTCGACGCCGCCGCCGACGCCGCCGTCCCCGTCCCGACGGGTGATGGGTCGTGGCGATGGGGACGCCGAGCCTCGGGCGGCCCGATCCCCGAGATCGAGGCGTTGACCCTCGCGTCGTGGCTCGATGAGCACCGGCCCCGGCCCCGGCCCCGGCCCCGGGTGATCTCTACCGCCTCGTCGGCCGATTGACGCCGCCGACGACCCTCGGCGGCGCTGTGGGCCGCTCAGGGATCGGCAGACCGACGAGGCGATAGAGATCGACCGTCCTGACCATCTGCACGCTCAGGCGCACCGTGGGAAGGTCGCCCGAGGCCGTGCAGCGGTAGGCGTGCCGCGTCGAGATCCCGAGCAACCGGGCAGCCGTCGAGACCGTCACGAGCGGGACGACCCACGGGTTGGGCAGCGCCACAAACCGTGATCATGGTCGGCCCGGCTGACACGGCCCCTCCCGTGACAGGATCGGCTGTCAGGGCCGTCGGCCCGGCCCGGCCGGGACCGTCGAAACGCTGACAGGGCCGCCCTGTCAGTCGGCGTGACAGGATCGACTGTCGCGCGTCTCTCTATCGTTCGACACTTTCCCGAGGTCAGGAGGGCTCTCAATGTCTCGTCAGCCGTACCGCGAGAATGCCGACTACGGCGCTATGGTCACTCGCATGATCCGTTCCTACGGTCGGCGAGTGGCCGACGATATCGAGGGATTCGCCGACCTCGTCGCGCAGCGGGCGCAACTCGACGCCGCGATCGACGAGGCCGCCCGACGGCTGCACGAGGGCACCCCCGAACGGCCCGGGCACTCGTGGACCGAGATCGGCCGCGTCCTCGGGATCACCCGGCAGTCGGCCCGCGAACGGTTCGGCTCGTGAGCGATATCGACCTCGTCGACCTCGTCGCCGCCCTCGGCCGTCTCGGCGACGGGCAGTGGACCGCCGACGGGCTGCGCCAGTTGGCCGACCGGCTCTCCCGCCTCGCCGACGAACTCGACGACACGGCCTATCGGCTCGACCGCGACGCCCCCGCCGGGCGGAAAACTTGCCCGGGACCCGACGGCGACGAGTGCAACGCCCTGCCCGGCGAGTGGGCGTGCGACCGGTGCCCGGTATTCGGCCCGATATTCGACGAGGGCTGACCGTGTGAGACCGCGACGGATCGCGACGGATCGCGACGGATCGCGACACCCGGCCTAGACAGACCCGCCCGCCCTGGCCGACCGTGGGCGCTCATGGGCCGCACCCTCGACCGTCTGCGGGCCGCCGTGTCGATACCGGCGCCCCCGCCGTTCGCCCCGGTCGCCGCCCCGTGGCAGGTCGAGTCCCCGTGGGCCGCCGACGACGTACTGACCCGGTTCACGTTCGCCGATCTGTTCGGCCCGGTCGACCCGAATCTCTGGCCGATCGGCCGGGCTCAGGCGATGAGCGTTCCCGCGGTCGCCGCCGCCTACTCGCGGATCGTCGGCACCCTCTCGCGGCTGCCGCTCGTCGGGACCGATCAGACGACCGGCGCCCTGTGGGTCGGCGACACCGGGTTGCTGACGCAACCCGATCCCGGGATGCCTCACACGACGACCATGCGAGACACCCTCGCCGACGTGTTGTTTACCGGCCGAGGCTATTGGGGCGTGACCGCCGTCTACCGCGAGACCGGCCGACCCCGTGACGTCGTCGCCGTCCCGGTCGCCGAGATCGACGTCGACGACCTCGGCCGCGAGACCGTGACCGCGTCCTATCGCGACTGGCTCGACCGGGCACGCGGGCTCGCCGTGATGCTCGGCGGGACCTACCTACTCCGGTTCGACGGGCCGATACCGGGCGGTCTGCTCGGGATCGGGCAGGTCACCCTGCGGGCCGCGGCCCGGTTCGAGCGGGCCGTGCTCAAGGCCGCCGATAACCCGGTTCCGTCGGTCGAGTTGCACCAGACGACCGACGACCCGCTCGACGACGTCGAGGTCAACGAACTGATCGCGGCGTGGGAACAGGCCCGCCGCGGGCACGGCGTCGGCTACACAAACGCGGCGATCGAACTCAAGACGCACGGGCAGCAACCCGAGCAACTGCTAGTCGAGGGCCGTAATCAACAGGCCGTCGACATTGCCCGCCTCGCCGGGATCCCCGCCGCGTCGATCGACGCCGCCCTACCCGGGGCGAGCCTGACCTATGCCAACCTCGTCGACCGGCTGCGCGACCTGATCAATCTCGGGCTGCAGAACTACGCGGCCCCGTTCTGTGCCCGGCTCTCGATGGACGACGTCACGCCCCACGGCACGGGCGTCTCGTTCGACTATGACGAGTTGTTCCCGCCCGCGACCTCGGCGCCCGTCGAGGTCCCCTCAACGCAAGGGGTAACGCCGTGACACGCTCGACCCTGACCCTGACCGCCGCGGCGCCGACTGTCGACGCCGTCACCATCTCGGGCACCGTGACCGCCGCCGATCAGACGGCCCGCACGCTGACCGGCCGCGTCGTCCTGTTCGGGCAGACGGGCGAGACCTCGGTCGGCCCGGCCCGTTTCGCGCCCGGCGCCCTGGCCGCCGCGGATCCGCGTCGGGTGAAACTGCTCGTCGAGCACGACGTCGGCCGGGTCGTCGGCTACGCGACCGCCGTCGTCGAGGACGCGCAGGGCGTCACGGCAACGTTTCACCTGCCCGCGGGCGTCGCGGGCGACGAGGTCCTCGCCTCGGCCGCGGCCGGTCTGCGCGACGGGCTCTCGGTGGGAGTGGGGATCCTCAACGCGACCCGCGGGACCGATGGGGCGATCGAGGTCAGCCGCGCCGAGTGGCGCGAGACCTCGGTTGTCGCGTTGCCCGCGTTCACGGGCTCGGTCGTGTCCAACGTCGCGGCGTCGGCACCCGTCGCCGCCGCGCCGGCGGCCGGGCGCGTGACGCCGATCCTCACCCCCGCCGCGCCCGCCGCGCTGACCGCGCCGCGCCGGGTCGACCTCTCGGCCGCGTTCGACGCAATGGCCGCGGCGTTCCGCGACGGCGGCGTCGAGGGTCTGCTAGCCGCCGCTCAGGGCCGCATGATGACCGGCGCCCTGTCCGACGTCGTGTTGCCCTCCCCCGGTGGGGGCGCCGGGCAGGATCAACGGGACGCGATGATCCCGCCGCAGTGGATCGGCGAACTCTGGCAGGCCCGAAACGCCGGGCAACGCCCGATCATTGACTCGATCCAGCGCAAGCCGCTGACCTCATACCGGGTCACCGGGACGCAACGCACGTACCCGTCGTGGGGCGTCGCCGTGTACGCGGGCAACAAGACCGCCGTGCCCTCGCCCGGGACCTACTCGCTGATCGTTGTCAGCAAGGACGCGACCCGGCAAGCGGGTGCCCACGATTTCGACCGGGTGTTTCTGGACTTCCCCGCCGACTACGGCTCGGGCTCGTTCCTCGATTCCTATTTCTCCGATCAGACCGACAACTACCTCGAACTGACCGAGTCCGACGTCGCGACCGAACTAGAGACCGCCGCATGGGATACCGGGTACGCCGCCGACGTGCTCGCCGGGCTGACCTCGCTCGCCGCCTACCTCGGCGGGCGTGGCGCCTCGGTCGATTTCGTCAAGGTCGCCCCCGACCTCTACGCCGCCGCCCTCGGGATCAAAAAGGCCGACGCGCCCTGGCTGATCGACGGCTCGGCGAACATCAGCGACTCGACGGCGAACGTCGGCGGGCTCTCGATCAAGGCCGACGCCTCGCTGACCCCCGCGACGATGATCGCGGGCGATCGCCGCTGCGCGACGTTCTATGAATGGAAAAACCCGCCGCTGCGCGTGCAGGCCGTCAACATTCCTAACGGCGGCGTCGATCTCGCCGTGTTCGGCTACACGGCGTTGATCATCAACGACGCCGCCTCGGTCGCGACCGTCACGATCGGCGTCGACCCGGGCGTGACCCGGGCGCCGCGTAAGGCCGCCGCGTCCTCGTGACCGAGCCCGCCGACCCCGCGTGGCTGCGCCCCGACGACGTCCGGGCGTGGCTGCGGCTGCCCGCCGACCTCGACGCCGACCTCGTCGGGGCGTGCTCGGCCGCGGTCGAGCCGCAGGTGCAGCGCTACCGGCCCGATCAGTGGGTCGTCACGATCACGGCCGACGTCGAGACCCGCGAGTATGTCCCCGACGCCGAGGTCTATCAGGCCGCCGTGATGCTCGCCGCCCGGCTCTACCGGCGCCGCAACTCGGCCGCGGGGATCGAGACGTTCGCCGACTCGATCCTCTACGTCGCGAAATACGATCCGGAGATTGAGCGGGCGTTGCGGTC